ATACATGTTCAATTTCCGGCCCTTGTACTCAGACATCAAAGGCTGTATTAAGTCTATGATGTCCTATAGGCGAGAACTTTCTCGCCTCATAGCTAATGCGGAGAAGTTACAACGTCGGCACTACGTGTCGACGGTCTCACCACTCGGTGAAGACACGACGTTTGAGTCGGGCGATAAAGTGTGCGAGGGTTTAGGAAGCTTCGAAGGTTCGAGCTTCTTTTCCCCAAGCTTCACTTATAGCGTCCGGCAGAACACCGTGTATGCAACTCCTAAGTTCCATGTTGAAATTCAGTATAGCTATTCGCTACCTGAATTCGCACTTCGGCATGCCGAAGTCAATGCACTCCTCGATAGTCTCGGGATTAATAATAATCTCGGTATTATCTGGGCTGCAATACCCTGGTCGTTTGTTGTTGACTGGTTTGTAAAAGTACAAGCCTACCTCAACCGCAATCGCGAAAGGTTCATGGAACCCGTAGTACTCATACGAAGGGCCCTCTGGTCTGTTGAACACGAACGGACGACATCGTCGTCTGTAAGTATCCAAGGATCGGGAGGGCACCCGGCATCGGTCGTGAAAGAGACGGCATATAGCCGCCGCTTGTTTCAACCGACATCGGACTCGATTCAATCGAGCGGGCTGACTGCTACGCAGTTCAGCCTGGCCGCAGCTCTGGTATTTTCCAGACGCCCGCGGCATTAAACCAAGGAGTCTCACGACTCCCCTTAAACAGAAACACAAAAGTATGCTAAGCAACACGCTTAACACCAATGAAGTGAAGAACAGTGCGGGAACTGGTATTGGATTCCAGTCCTTGAGCATTGATCAACGTAGTCGGATATTCGCTCAGATAACTGAAGCGCCATATCTGCCACATCGGCTCAGTATTTCACATACTGAATCCGGTGCGGGACTGAAGGCACGGCGCCGTTCAGTTGTTAGGATTGATAAAACAATCCTTTCAACTGTCGACACTGCGACTCCAGTCACAGCCTCAGCCTATATCGTTATGGACATCCCAGTGGGTGCCATTACGACGACAGCTGAAGCAGCCAACTGCCTCGCGGAGTTACTTTCGTTCTGTGCCACTACTGGCGCAGCTTCGACTGTACTCTTCGACGGCACTGGCAACGGTGGTCAGGTGCTTTTGACGGGCGGACTCTAATCAAGGTTTCTGCCTTGATTAGTTTCGTACCCTCTACATAAGTACATATGTACCTATGGTCAAAAGCCTGTTCTTACGTATCGCGTTGGCTATCCTTGATAGTGATATCTGGGATGCTTTCGCTGTGCGTATTCGGTCTAGGTTGCGCGCTGGTGGCCGGAAGGCCATCAAAAAGCGAAACCGTTGACTTATCTGCAGACTTCTCGACTAGTCATTTACTCTTCGGTGTTTCACTGAAGAATGAATCACTAGCTGATGAGCTAGACACTGCTACAAACGTAACACCCGTTACGAATGTGCTGTCTAAGTATTAAGTCATTCCCTCCAAGGGCCCTCCGAAAGGAGGGCCCCCTTTAGGAATGACTTCATGAGCTAACGAATGTTAGGCCATGTCCAATACGAAGCTCAGATTGATATAAGCGACATCAGGTCTCGATATAACTCTCCTAATAAGCCTCCCATTTATGAAATCATAAATGATGAAGTTATCAGGCGTTATATCGATCTGGTCGCCAGAATCAAATCCAAGCCCTGCTGTTAAGGCCGCCGTTGGATTGTCCCAGAAAAGTTGATATAGTCCATACACATTCTTGCGAATGTGTGGGCCATTCTTCTTAGCTGGTGCAATCGGTGGCGGTTGTTTAATTACTGCATTCATATGTAGTATTTACTCATTAGACCGGGACACGTTGGGATCGGTGTGTTGTGCATACGCTTGCAAAGGAATTCCATATGGATCCTTATAACAGGCAAGACGAACATAAGCTCGTCCATGCACTCCTTACCGACATTCACATGTCGCACGGAGTTGTGTTCAACACGCGTAGTCTGAAGCAAACCTGTAAAAAGGTTGACGACAGAATACGTTTTGAAGGGTTGAGTTTTCTTACGAAAACTCTTCCTCGGCTGGGTAAAGCCCTTGATAAGGCTTTATCTGGTTACACTACGTTATCTGCTACTAAATTGGGATTTAAACCCCAATTGAATAGTGAACTTCCAAGGTTTCTTGGTGAGTTCTTTAACTTAGTGTTTGACCCATCCGGCACGGTACTTCAATACCCGTGCGCAGAAAGCGTCCGAGTTCTTAGGCAAGTTCTGTACTTGTTTTACAAGTACGAACTTCCTTACTCCGAAGCTCAAGAACAACAAGTCATCCAGGCCTTTCAAAAGACCGAAGATGACCTACTGAACATGGCTCCGAAGCTTGCTGAACTTCAGCTCGCTGCGGATGCCGATACATCAAATCGCCGTTTTAGGTTTAATCCTAAACGTCAACTTGATGTGATCCGCGAAGCTCGAATTCTTCTCTCGAAGGTGTTTTCGAACTTCGACTTCACGGACATAGTGCCCCGACACGGACCCGGTGCTGTTGCCACTCGGCAAAAGCTTTGGGATAAGTTTCGGTTCACTAATGTCTCGAGTCGTATTCGCAAGCATTTTCCGATTGATGCGTACTTTTACGCATCATTAGGTCATGTTTGCGACCGTCTAGATGGCCTTTCGGCTATTAACGACGAGGATCTTCCTGCACGAGTTATACTCGTACCGAAAGATTCACGCGGTCCGCGTTTGATATCATGTGAACCCGTTGATTTTCAATGGATTCAACAAGGTATCTCGCGCAGACTTGTTCAGCACATCGAAGAGTTAAGCCTAACTAGGTTTAACGTCTTCTTTACAGACCAAACTCCGAATCAGTGTGGGGCCCTTTTGGGTTCACGCACTGGTCGTTACGCGACCCTGGACCTCAAAGAGGCTTCAGATCGAGTAAGTTGCGGTCTGGTTCGCTTGCTGTTTCCTTCTCACGTTAGTGAGATTTTGTTGGAATCAGCAAGAAGCACATCGACGACGTTGCCGTCTGGCAAGATTATTCGACTAGAGAAGTTCGCTCCAATGGGGTCAGCATTATGCTTTCCCATATTGGCGCTTACTATCTGGTCTATCTTGACAGCAGCCACGTCCGACGCAGATACTCAAGAGAGTATCTTAGTGTACGGTGATGATGTGATCGTCCCCACGGCGTTTGCCGCGAATGCGATCGAACAACTAGAGTCATTTGGTTTAAAAGTAAACCGTGACAAAAGTTGCACCGGAGGACTCTTCCGAGAGTCGTGTGGCAAAGATGCCTTTAACGGCGAATCTGTCACACCAGTCCGTATAAGGACTGTCTGGTCAACATCACCTAGCCCGGAAGTCTATACTTCATGGATTAGCTATGCTAATTCCATGTACTATAGAAAGTACTTCAACACTTACGATTTGATCGTAAGGTTATTACACCGTGTATACGGTGCAATACCGTGCACAGACATGCATCTTGCATGTCCTGCACTCGTGGAGGTACCTGAGGTCATGCGGCCGAAACAAGTACGAATCAACCAC